TTGATTTCGCGTAATTGGCTTCTGGCGGCGTTTCTCGCGGGAGGGGTAGTGGGATACCAGTTAGCGCCCAAAATCGCCCCGAAGGGGCAAATAGCTACCCCTACGGATACCGCCGCTATCGTCAAAGCGCAGACCCACACCGATACCGCGAGCAAGCGGGTGATGGTGCAGGGGGAGGTGGTGCGGCAACGGGGGGAGGCGCTTGACGGCATCCTCAACGTCACGGAGCATATCGCCCCCGACAGCTTGACCGCCGACAGCCTGACCACGCTGGTCGATACCCTGTCAAAAGCGGCACGGCTGTACCAGTTCGAGGTCTTGCGCTATCAAACACTTGTTGACACATTGCGCTTGACGCATCAAGCGGAGCGCGTGACGTTGCAATTGCAACAGGATGTGTTGCGCGATGCTCTGATTGACGCGGAGAACCGAGCGCGTTGCACCTTCCTCGGGGTGCCGTGTATGACGCGGTGGCAAGCCTTCGCCGTTGGTGTGGGTGTCGCCGTGACGGTTCTGGTGCTACGTTAGGGGGTGCCAGCGATGAATGCCGTTCGCGTAGTCTGTCCCGACTGCGGTGGGACATCAACCGATAGCTACCATCCGGCGTGTGGGTGGTGCTTGGATCAGGGGTGGATCGACATTGATAAGGCGGCAGATGGTTCTGCCCCATTAATGCACCCTGACGGACGCGTGGTTCATCTGTGGGTTCCCCCGGCCCTCCCCGTCTATGCCAGTTCGCGGCGATAAAACTGCGTGGACACTTCAGGAACTCCAGCGGCTCGCGGTCCTCTCCGCGTCGGGTGTTTCGGCCTCGGAAACCGCCAAGCGCCTCAACGCGGAGTTCCACAAGGGCCAGCCGATTCGGACGGAAGCCAGCATCGTCAACCGCCGAGTCAAGTCGAAGATCAAGACCAACCGGAACTACACGCATAAAGTTCCCGACGCCGTAGGGCATAGCGTCACCGAGCAAGAAGTCCAGCGCATTGAGTCGGACAAGGGCATCGAAGCCCGAAGCAACGGATCGCGCATCAAGACCGTCGAGGACTTGCTGAAGCACATCGGCGCTGACCTCAAGCGGTTCGAGGTTGCGGAGAGTCAGGCGACCAAGTACGAGGTCGCCAGCAAAGACCCCGCGACTGGCAAGGTGACGGTCACCGAACTGCACCGCGTCTTTGTCAAGCTCAAGCCGAAGGCCGGACCCAACATCATCGAGCAGGTCGAGGCGATGATAACGGGAGCCGTTAAACCTCGGTCAAAGATTCCCGCACATAAACCCAAGCCAAAGGCGAACGCGCTTCAGGCCGTGGTGCTGGCTGATCCGCACATTGGCAAGTACGCGTGGGGGCAAGAGACGGGCTGGGAGGATTACGACATCGGCATCGCCACGCGGCTCATCCGCAACGCCGCCTCCGAGCTACTGGCGTGGGGCGACACGGAACCTGTGAGCCATCGGGCGCTCTGGCTCTTGGGCGACCTTCTGCACTACGACACCCCGCACGGCACCACGACCAAAGGCACGCCGCTCGACCGCGATGGGCGGGTTGAGAAGATGATGGAGGAAGCCGTCGCTGTGCTGTGCGATGTGATTGAAGAGGCGGCGAAGCGGGGACCGCTGTCTGTCGTGCTAGTCCCCGGCAACCACGATGCGGTGATGACTGTCGCACTTCGACACATCCTGAGTGCTACGTTTGCGAACGACGAACGGGTGACGATTGACGCCCGCAAGACCACCCGAAAGTATGTCTCGTTCGGCAAGTGTTTGGTGGGTCTGACGCACGGCGACAAGGCGCAGAAGCGGTTAGGCGAGTTGATGGCGCTGGAAGCCAGAGAGCAATGGGGGACCGCCAAGCTCCGTGAGGTGCATCACGGGCATCGGCATTCGGATGCGATGGTCGAGACGGTCGGGGGCGTCACAATCCGTCAGCACCCCGCGCTTTGCCCTGCGGACGGTTGGCACGCGGCGGAGGGCTACGTCGGTGCGCCGAGGGCGATGGACAGCTACGTCTATCACGCCGACGGGTATCTGCTCGGGATGCGTCGGAGTACGGTGCGATGAGCGAGCGGACGATCTGCCGTGACTGGTCGCCTATCCCCTGCAACGAGCGGAAGGCGGCTCGGGATCGCGGCGACATCTCGTACCTCTGGGGGTTAGGCTGGGTCTGGTGGAAGTCCAAGAACGTCCTTCAGCCGTGGCATAAATGCCCGTGGTGCGATGGGGTACTGCCGACGATGGAGGGCGTGGTCAAACACGGCATTCTACACGGGTGGCCTGATGGCGAGACGTAAGACGAACCCCTTCACGAACCGCAAGGCGACGGTCTCGGTGCATCGGAACGGCCTGTCGATTGAGATCGCGGATGTCTCGGCAACGGACTCTGGCGCGGTTGCCAAAGAGTTGCTTGACATGATGCGGACGTTGGTGCAAGCGGGATACGACGAGTTGACCGCTGATCTGGGCGGGGCGCACGGCGGGGCGTTCGGGGAAGTACCAGACGAGGAGGGCATTGAGGATTGGGTCATGCCACCAGAAGCCAAGCGTCGGCGTATCGGCTTTACGGCATAGGCTATATCGGTTTTGCTATAGACTTGCGGAACGTAGCAGAAGGTGTATCTTGGGAGTGCGGTGTCGTCAGAAGCATCGCGCCAGTAGTCACAACAGTCGGCCCCCACAAGTATCTCCTGCTCTTCCCTTCGAGGGGTCGAGCCTTCTGACAGGAGAGAACGTGGGGGCCTGTTGTTTTACCGCTGGCCTTCTCTCGGTCTCCAGCGCGTCGGCTGATCCGACAGCCGATACTCAATCCTGACTGTGCCGACGTTCTGCGTTCCAAACAAATCCACGCTCTGTCAGCCTACAACGTGGTCGGTCGTGATGCAGAATCGTTGGGAGCCACACGGTAGCACAGCGGTACCGCAGGTCACCCGTCGAAGGACTTCGCTCGAACACCCCCGAGCAAGCGCAGACGGCCCCGCCGCTGGACTTCGGACTCACCGCTCCACCCCTCCGTTGCGTGACCGCGTTCACGACCGGATATGGCTGGGGTATATCCCGCACCGTATGTCGCTCGCCATTGCCACCTCCGTAGGACAAGCCCACGAACGCCGAGGCCGCGACCTGCTCGACGCCTTCGCTCGCTATACCCGCTCCACGCTCATCGTCAGCGACCCCGCCTCGACTGCCGCGCTGGACGCCTTGTTCCACCGCGACGGGGTACTGGTTGCTGTAGCCGAGGCCAAGACCCGCATCAGCTACGACCTGCCCGCGATCCAGCGGTTCGGCTCCTACCTCGTCACCGCCGACAAGCTCGACGCCCTGTGCTACGTCGGCAAGGCGCTCTTGGTCCCCGCCTTCCTCGTGACCGAGCTATCGGACGGGGTGCGGCTCTATTGGCAACTGACGGACAAGCAGGGGTTCCAGCGGTTCCTCTGGGAAGAAGCCGAGACCTCGACCAAAGCCACCTCCATTGGGCCGGAGACGATCGTGCGGAACAACGCCTACCTGCCGCTGGATGAGGGGGTCATTTGGGGAGGGCTTGACAAGTAAAGACAGGGGCGGTACCTTCCGTTCACGTTCCACTTCACGCCTATCGCGGAGAATGGCAATGAGCGACACCTACACCGAGTTGTGCGGCACCTGCGGGATTGAGCGCGAGATTGAGATCTGCTGGTTCCCTGCCGAGAAGTCGAGCTACAACTCGCCGGGGTCCGATGAGGACTGGTCGTGGGGCGATACGCTCGCGTGGTGCGAGTGCGACGAGACGGGCGCAGAGCTTGACGCGATGGTCGCCCGTTGCCGCAACGAGACGATGAAGCATCGGGACACGATCTACTTTGGCGAGCGGTATGCGCGGGGCTACGATGACCTCTAATCACCGCGCCGGATACGGCTCCGAGGCCGACAAGATTGAGGAGCTTATCGCCTTCCTCCGCCGCTACCCTGACTGCACTCTGGCGAGCGGTCAGGGCAAGCTCCTGCTCAAGCGCATCGACGAACTGGAGGCCAAGCTCAATGGAGAATAGCCCAGCAATTCAGCGGATACAGGAATCCAGCGACAAGCAGATTCATTGGCTACGCAACAATCCAGAAGCGACAGTCGCAGACTATATGCGTCAAGCGGAAGCAAGTTCGGCTGATTCTGTTTTGGAAGCGGTCGAGCAGTTCCGTGCCGAGCTTCACAATCTGCAACGTCGGATGGACCCGCTGGTTGAGCAGTACGAAGGGATGAAGCGCATCGACACGGACGAGGACGAGCGGTTGCACAAGGCGCTGGCGATGGTCTGGTCGGCGTGGTGGGACATCACCGAGACGGTTGGGTACTTACGGGCGGCAGATCGTCGCCTCCGCGACGGGGACGGCCTCCCCGCAGACATTGAGAAGGAGAGGTAGCAGATGGCAATCATCAAGTTGCAGAACGAAGGCGAAGAACACACGATGACCGTGAAGGAGTGCAAGACGGTCACCGGGAACTACGGCGAGCAGGTGCTGTTCTCGGACGGCACCGACACGCTCTACCTCCCGAAGCAGTCAGCGGATCGCCAGCTAGACCGCCTCGGGCTGGACGAGTCGAGCGTGGTCGGTATGAACATCACCTTTAGCCGCGACCCCAATCCGAAGAAGGGCGCGAAGCCGTACTGGGGCATGAGCTACGCCGGAACCGAACCAGCCCAGCCGAAGGCCAGCCCACGCGCCGAAGCGCCGAAGGCTTCGTCTGCTAGCGTTGGTATGCAACAGCGCCGTGAGGCGATTGTCAGCCAGTATCTCCTACTGTTCCAAACGCTCGCACATCAGATGGCAAACATCGTTGGGCCAGTAGACGCACAGGCGGTGCAAGCCGCGACTGCGACCGTCTGGATTAGCTGGAAGGACAAAGGTATCCAGCCTGACGGATTGCCTGAAGCGAAGGTGGCAGAGAAGGCTCCCGAGGTGAAGATGCCAGCGCCGAGCGGCAAGCGCATTGCCCCGCCAGCCAGCGAGCCGCCTGACTTCAGCAACTTCCCGCCGCCGACCGATGACGATCTGCCGTTCTGATGTGGAGCGGCGGTTGCGAAACGACTTGGAGTGGTACGAGCTACGGAACGCTCGGGTTCGTACCGCTCGCAAGCCGACCGAGTGCGTGTTCTGCCAGCACCCGATCCTCGTTGGTGACACCTACGCTCGCATCACCGAAACCCGACTGCCTGTGTGCGGTCTGCACTTTACCCTATCGGACATTGTGGAGGTGACCCGTGGTGCTTGATTTGTTCACGCGCTGGCTAGAGGATGAGCCTCACGCCCGCGCTACCGACCCATCAACCTCTCACGCCGCTGACCGCGCCAACCGCCCCAAGCGCGAGAGCCAAGCCGTCAAGCTCCTTCGCGCCTATGCGGAGTGGGGGGCGATGACCGACGAGGAGGCCGCTCGCAAGGCGGGAATTGTCGGAGGCTGGAAGCGGTGTAGCGATCTGCGGAACGCCAAAGCCATCGTCGCCACAGGCGAGCTTCGGCAGACCTCAATGGGCGTACAGGCGCAGGTCTGCGTCATCACCGGGCTTGGGCGCGAGATGCTGGACGCTCCGGTCCCACAACCCGCACGACTTGGGAGGGCCAACGTATGACGATTGACGATGTTCACGCATTTGTCGAGCCGACCGTGACGTTGCAAGAGCGGGTGGCGAAACGCCCTGTGAGTTACGGTATTGACCTGACCACGCAGTATCTCGGCAACCGCATCCGCCGCACGTTCTACCCCGAGCATTGGGCGCAGGTGCAGATCGCTCGGGCCACGATGCAACGCTGGGGGACCAATGCCTGACGGAATGTTCTTTCAGTATCGCGGCGTGTCAGCGCATCAGAACGAACACGTTGGCTCGGTCTTTCGGGCATTGTTCCGCACGTTTAAGCCCGTGCGCGTGTTAGAGATTGGCACGGCGGCTGGTGGGTTGACGTTGCTGATCCGCGACCTGCTCGACGAGGCGGGGTGCCAGACCACGCCATTCTGGACGGTGGACCCGATGGCAATGCCGCGTCCGTACTTGGAGGTCGATGGAATCAACTACATCCACGCGGATGCCTTCGAGCCGGAGTTGCTGGAGCGGTTGCAGGGCTACGTTGCCAAGCCGGGACCGACGCTGATGATCTGTGATGGCGGGGACAAGAAGCGCGAGTTCCGCACCTTCGCACCGCACCTTAAGTCGGGGGACATCATAATGGCGCACGACTACGCGCCGACCGAGGAATACTTTCGGGGCGTGATGTTCAGCCAGCATTGGAATTGGCTGGAGATTACGGAGATGGATGTCGGCCCGGTGTCGAAGGCGCACAACCTCATCCCGCATATGCAAGACGAGTTTCAGCGGGTGGCGTGGGCGTGTCGGAGGAAGGCATGAAAAAGACTCCGCTCAAGCGCAAGACCGCGATGAAGAAGTCGGGCAAGCCGAAGGCCAAGCCGCGCTCCAAGATTGACTTCATGCGGATCTACGGAAGCAAGACCCGCGTGGAGTTCGTCAAGAAGCTCCCCTGCACGGCCTGTAATTCTGGGCCAAGCGAGAACGCCCACATCAAGTCGGGTGGGATGGGACGGAAGGCGGACTACACCGACATCATCCCGCTCTGCACCAAGTGTCACAGCCTTCAGCATTCCCGTGGCTGGAAGGCGTTGGGCTTGAACCAGATGCTCTTGGAAGCCGCCGCACTACGGACGCAATGGCTCTGGGTCACGAGGTCTGAACGTGGTGTCGCTTGATGCCTTCTGCAAGGCGAAGGGCTGGCCTATCCCAGAGGCGGAGGTCCGGTTCCACCCGACCCGCAAGTGGCGCTTCGATTGGGCGTGGGCGGATCAGAAGCTCGCGCTGGAGATTGACGGCGGGGTCTGGGTCAGAGGGGCGCACGGGCGCGGGACTGGTATCGTGCGGGATCAAGAGAAGGGGCGGGAGGCGGCGGCGTTAGGCTGGCGCATCATCCGCTGTCAACCGAAGGAGTTGTTCACACCGGGAGTCCTAGACTCCATACACCGCGCCTTGCAATGGCGCACGGAGGCCGTATGACGATGACGATGACTGTGATTCTTGCCGCGTCGATTGGTGCCATCATCAGCGTGGCGGTGCGGGAGATGCGGCGGGAGTCGCCCAAGACCGTCGTGGATCACGATGACTTTGAGAAGGGCTGGGCGGAGGGCTATGCCGTCGCCAAGTCCGAAGCGCGGCGGGACTACCAGATAGGGTACGACGAGGGCTACTTCGCGGCCCAAGAGGATGCCCCAAAGAAGGCAGTACGGAAGGTCAAGACCATCACCCACACGAAGGAGAAGTAACGCAATGTCGGATCGTCTTTCTATCAAAGAAGCCGCCACCAAGCTCGGCCTATCCCGCCAGTTGGTCCACCATTGGGTCAAGACGGGCAAACTCGCCGGAGAGCGGTCGGAGGGGCGGGTGTCGTGGTCCGTTTCGGCAGAGGCCGTCCAAGCGATGCTGAACAGCCCCGACCTTGCCAAGTCCCACGAGCTACGGGCGCGGCTGGCTGGCAAGCCCAAGAAGCCCAAGACTGCATATGCAAGCGGTATGCAGGGGTAAGCCTTTGTAAATCAAATGGTTAGGGGTCGCTCTTGACTTGTCAAAGGAAACTATTAGCTTCCTTTGTGTCGGGACTGGCCCCGACCTCTCATCGGAGGTTGTATGACGCTCATCAATAGGCAGGGCAGAACTTTTCGAGTTGAGTATGTGCGAAGCGATAAGCTCTGGCGCGTAGTTGATGTGGCAGATCGCACGTTTGATTTCTGGGGCATGACCCGCGATGATGCCTTGCTCCAGCTTGGCGATTGGAATGGTCGGTGCAACGCCGCGATGGAGGCTCTTGTATGACGTACAAGGGAATCGCTCGACGGATGCTTGCCAAGCACGGCCTGATGTCGGCGCGAATCAAGTGCGGGGCGCGGGTGTTTCGGTATGCCTATGTTCTGCCCGCAATGCGTGGGGGGCCGCTGACCGCAAAGGACGTAGCCTCGGTTACGCTCTGGACTTCGGTGAACCGTCAACTCGACACCATCCGCTAATGCTCTGGCACCTGATTGACAATCGCGGGAAGATCGTCCAATCCGTGACGGCGCGGAGCAAGCCTGAGGCGCAAGCCGTCCTCGGCGCTGGCACGGTCGTGTCGGATGTTTCGTGGCAGATGGACAAGCACCTCTGGCAACCCGTCGAGACCATCGTATCGGGCAACACTCAGCGGAAGGCAAAGAACAACCGCTACCCACCCCTGCCGAGGGACTACTACACCACCGAGCAGGTCGCGCAAAAGACTGGCCTCAAGCCGCGCCGTATCAGGCATCTGGTTGACCAGTTCCAACTCCGCATTCGGCAGTTTGACCGAGGGCGCTTCGGGTTTACGGACGCCCAGATACGGAAGCTGATGCAGTTGGATCGCCAGACTGATATGGTGTTCCAGTCATCCATTATTGCCAAGCGGCGGGAAGGATTGCTCGCTAGGTTGCGTCTCAGGTACCTCGCCAAAGCGGAAGCTCGCAAGCAGATTGTCTATCAATGAGCCGACACAAATCCCCGCCGCTTCCCGCGCATCGCTTTTGTCCGGTCTGCACCTACGGCAAGACCGATGCCCATTCCGTCAAACAGCACAACGAAGCCTGTGCCACCACAGGGGAACGTGCCTACCCGGAGCCTCGCTATGTTGCGATTGTTCGCCCAAGCCGTCGCTAACCTGCTGGTCGTGGCGCTAATGGCGGTCCTCACCATCCCCGCCCTCGGCCTGATCTGGCTCGCCAGCATCCCGCTCGGCTACCTCAAGAAGCAAATGCCATCCGGCCTGACCAAAGCGCAGGTCGATACCCTCCGCGATCACGCCAGACGCCACACAGGAGAACACTATGCCGGGGGACTTTGACATCTCGGACGATGACTTCGCCAAAGAACTCAGGGACGTTCTGGGTGACGAGGCGAAGCAATGGCGGGAGGATATGCAAACGCTCCTCAACGCCGCCAAAGCCCTGCACCGCAAGCCGCTGGAAACCCTCGGAGACCCCGAGGAATAAATGGCAGATAAATCTGCGACCTCAAACGGCAAAGGCGATACTCCTCGGCCTATCGTCGTGGACCCCGAGACGTTCAAGAAGAACTGGGAGCAGACCTTTTGGCATCTCTGCGACTTTTGCTGTGAAGAACGTGCGCGTCCTAACTCACACTTTTGCTCACCGGAATGTCACGAAGCCGAGATGGGCGACAAGGAAGAACCCAATGACGCCTGACGTTACGGTCCTCATCGCGTCCCACCGCTCCCAGTTCTTGACCTACGCCCTGTCAAGCGTGTGGCGGCAAACCATCCCGCAGAACCGCATTCAGATCCTCGTCAACTACTGCACCGACCCCGCCAACTTCCACCACGCGTGGAACGATATGGCGTCCATCGCTCGTGGGAAGTACCTCTGCATCTTGGGCGATGACGATACGCTTGAGCCGCATTACTTCGAGCATACCATCTCCGCGCTTGACAGCACAGGTGCGGACATCGCCTACACCAACGTCAAAGGCGCACACCGGGATGCCGAACATAAGCGATGGTTCGGAGCAACGTACTACCCGCCCGCATCGGTAACGCTCAAGGAAATGACGGAAGGCAACAAGATCTGGCAGTCCTCCGTTGTCCGTAAAGCGGCGTGGGATCGCGTCAATGGCTACGACATGACCCTCGAATACGTCCACGATTGGGACTTCTGGATTCGCGTCCTCAAGTCTGGCGGTCAAGCCCTCTACGTCCCGATTGACGGCTGGGTCCACTACACCCACGACGGCCCACGCGTCACTACGTCAAGCAACCGCGAACGCGCCTTCGCCGCTTTACACCGCAAGCATCCTGACTTGTTTACTCCGCAATCTGTTGTAGATTGACAAGAAATGGCGAGACCAAAAGGCATACCCAAAACCGGAGGCCGACAGAAAGGCACTCCGAACAAGGCGACCAAGACCATCCGCGAAGCGTGGGTCGAGGCGTTTGAGTTGGTCAACGAGCGCATCCCGTTGCATGAGTGGGGCGCGGCGAACCCCGAGAAGTTCTACCCGTTGGCGACCAAGCTCATCCCCATCGACGTCACCTCGGGCGATAAGCCGATTGCGCCGAGCGCCGTCAACATCGTCCTCATTGACTCCAATGCCGATACCGAAGCCTGAAGGTGACGAAAGCAAGGACGCGTTCATCTCGCGCTGTATGGCGGATAGCGTGATGCAAGCCGAGTACGACAACGCGCAACGCTTGGCGGTCTGCGAAGCGCAATGGGACGAGCAACGCGAAGGCAAGGCGCATCCCCGCATCTGATGTCCGCGTTAGCAGTCCAGACACCGCGATCCTTTGCGTTCCTGTTTAACCCCGTCCTCGGGGGCTTGCGCTATCGCATCGCCTACGGCGGTCGAGGCTCGGCAAAGTCGTGGCAATTCGCCAGAGCCTTGCTTGTTCACGGCCTGTCTCGTCCCCTCCGCATCCTGTGTGCGCGTGAGTATCAGGCCAGTATCCGGGACTCGGTGCATCGCGTCTTGGCGGACCAGATAGAGCGGCTTGACCTCGGCTCGTTCTATACCGTGCAAGAATCTGCGATTCTCGGAGCCAACGGGACGGAGTTCTTGTTCAAGGGCTTACGGCGCGACATCGCGCAGATCAAGTCCACCGAAGGCATTGACGTATGCTGGGTCGAAGAAGCCGAAGCCGTCTCCGACCATAGCTGGCATACCCTCATCCCGACCATTCGCAAGCCGGGGTCCGAGATCTGGGTGACGTTTAACCCCGCGCTGGAGTCCGACCCGACCTACCAGCGGTTCGTGAAGAGCCAGCCAGCCAACGCCGTCTGCCGCAAGGTGACGTACAAGGACAACCCGTGGTTCCCCGAGGTCTTGCAAGCCGAGGCCGATGCGTTGCTCAAGGCCGACCCGGAAGCCTTCGCGCACATCTGGGGCGGTGATCCGTGGGCGCGGTCAGACGCACAGGTCTTGTCAGGCAAGTGGCAGGTGCAAGAGTTCGAGCCAAAGGCGGAATGGCAGGGGCCGTACTTCGGCGTGGACTGGGGCTTTGCACGGGACGCCACGGCGCTTGTCAAATGCTACACCTACGACAACGTGCTGTACGTCGAGCATGAAGCCGGAGGGATTCAGCTTGACAGCGATGCCACGGCCCGAGTGTTTGACAGCGTACCGGATGCGCGGAAGTACGTCATGCGAGCCGACTCTGCCAGACCGGAAACCATAGCCGAGATGAAGAAGCGGGGCTTCCGCTGTGAGGCCGCGCCCAAGTGGTCGGGGTCTGTGGAGGACGGCATTCAGCACCTCCGATCCTACGCCACCATCGTGATACATCCGAGGTGCAAGCGCACCATCGAAGAAGCGCGTCTCTGGCGGTACAAGACCGACGCTCGCACGGATGAGGTCTTGCCTGTGCTGAAGGAAGGCAACGACCATTGCTGGGACGCCATACGCTATGCCCTGTCGCCACTTATCAAGAAGGGGCCGTCGGTGTTTGTCGTGTAAGGGCTTGCCCATTGCTTGCTTTCGCGTTACCCTTGACGTTGCATAACCTCTGACGCGGGGCGCATCATTGTCCGACAGTAAGCGCAAGCCGTTCCTATTGCGTGTGAGTGATGCACTCCGCGCCTTGTCTAGCGGTGAGGAAGCCCGCACGATTGTCCCCACGACCTACCCCAACTTCCCTGCTGGCGCACAGCAGATGCAGTTGGTCCGCACGGCTGACCCGAGCGAGTACCGCCGCGACGGACGCACCGTGCGCATTCAGGGCTTCAACGCTCACCCCGTCGTTCATGCCTGTATGCGGGTTATCGCGGACATCGTAGCGTCGGTCCCGCTGGTCGTGCTAAAGGAGAAGGGCGATTACGAGTCCCGCGTCGGTGCCGATCACCCGCTTCAGAAGCTCCTCGACTACCCCGGCCCGCGCTTTACCGCTCGCCAGTTCCGTGCGCGATTCGCTGTGGACTTCTTGGGCTACGGCAATGCGTTCTTCACGATGAACCGGACGAACCCCAATCGTGCGCCGTTCTCGCTGTCGCCAGTCAACCCCGAGTCCATCCAGCAGGTCTGGATTGACACCGAGGGTGACCCGCGTCGGTACGACTACGCGAACTGGGCTGGCATCATTGTCAACGTGCCGACCGAGGATATGCTTCACTTCCGCGACTTGGAGATGGGGCGTCCGTTCGAGGCCGATGTCTTTGGCTACCCGCGTGGGGCGACCGCTATTGGCTCCCTGCTCGCGGACAACGAGGCCACGCAGTACGTCCGTCAGGTCGTGACCAATGACGGCACTCCGACATTCGCCGTGCTGATGGCTGATGAGGCCAGCACCGAAGATGCCGTGGCGATGCAAGACCGCTACACCGCTCGCGTGGTGGATCGCGGCAAGCGTGGTGTCCCTGCCTTCTTCGGTGCGGTCAAGGACATCAAGCCGCTCGGCTTTACGCTCTCTGACCTTGAGTTCCCTGACCTTCGGCGTGTGTCGCGTGAGGACATCTGCGCGGCGTTTGGCGTGGACCCTCGGATGGTCGGCATAGCGTCGGCGTCGAGCGACGGTGGGCTGTCTGGTATCCAGTATGCCGAGGCTCGCGCTCGGTTGGTTCAGCATACGATTGAGCCGCTGTTTTCGGCTTTTGAGGACGAGCTCAACCATTGGCTTGCGCCGGAGTTCGGGGAGGTCTGGGTCACCTACGACCACGACATCCTCCGCGATCTCGTCGAGAACGACACCGAGACGAGCAACCGCGTCCGTGCCGAGTTCCAATCCAGCCTTCGGACTTGGGAGGAGAGCCGTCGGGCGCTGAAGCTCTCGCCCATCCCCGAGCCGACTGACACGCTTCTCAGCCCGATGGGTGCTACGCTTATCCCTGCGGCAGTCGCGGTCATCGACCCTAGCACCATCCTTGACCAGCCCCCGGCGACGGACAACGAAGCCCCGCAGATTGCCCCGACGCAAGCCGAGGACGAGGCGGAGGAGATGGAGGAGCCGGAGACCGACGAGGAGATTGAGGACGAGGACGAAGCCGAGGAAGAGGTCGAGGACGAGTCTGAGGACGAGGACGAGTCCCGCGCTGAAGAAGTCACGAACTTCCCCGAGGACGGCGACGATAAGAAGGTCACGCTCCGCAACTCGCAGTACCAGTTGTTCCCCGTCGGTGAGGCCGAGGATCTGAAGGAGAACTGGCCCGACATCTGGAACAAGGGCGGGAACGTCAAGGGCAACGAGCAGTTCGCCAAGCTCGCCCCGCTCGCCAAGCGCGGTGGGGTGCCGGACGGTGAGGCGGAGGAGAACGCCGTCCGCTTGCGTGAGGCGTGGGTCGCTCGGCACCGTGGGGACTTCCAGCTTGCCGGAGTGGTGGCACAGATCAAGTGGCTCGCTGTCGGGGACCGTGGGCTTGACCATATGCGGGCCGTCATCCGTGAGGCGAAGGAGAAGTCAGAGGGCCGCTCGGAGATGGTGGACGAGCGCCGGGCGCGGTGGGAGCGGGCCAATGCCGAACTCGACCGCACCGAGGTGACGTACAAGGCGACGGCAGAGGCGCTGTTCCGCGCCGAGCGTCCGAAGGTCACCCGCGAAATCTCTAGCGCCCAGAGCTTTGCCGAGGCGCGTCAGCGGGTACTCGCCTCGTACCGCGTGGGCGGGGACTTGGAGCAGAACTGGGAAGAGTCCTTCACTCCGCTGGTTGCCAAGACCTACGCCTTTGGCGCGACCGAGGTGGCAGGGGCAGGGGCGGAGCTTGCCGCCGATACCGTCGAGTCTGGGCTGGCAGGGCGGTCGGTGCAGAGCGTCCGTGAGGCCATCCGTAAGCGCACCCAGCGCCTTGCCCAGTTGATCGGGGACACCACGGCGAAGGAAGTCCTCGCCGTCATTGAGGCGTCAGAGAGGGGCGGTTTGACCGTGACCGAGACGGCCCGTCTCGTAAGCCGTGCGGTGTATGGGGAGGAGAAGGTCGGCTCCCGCTCCACCGCGATTGCCCGTACCGAGTCGGCTGGGGCGTTGAGTCAGGGGTCGTGGGATCAGGCGAAGGAGATGGGCGACCTGTACCGGAGCAAGGAGTGGCTGGCCTTCTCGGATGCTGAGACCCGCGAGTCCCATACGGCGTGTATGGCGCAGGGCCGGATTGCGATTGACCAGCCCTTCCAGAACGGCCTCATGTTCCCGCTGGACCCGTCAGGGAGTGCCGCCGAAGTGATTAACTGCCGCTGTGTGCTGGCTTATAGCGACGAACCCGTCTAACCGAGACTGTCAATGGCAGACCTGAAGATCAGTCAACTCTCCGATGGTGGTGCGTCCCAAGCCGCAGACGAGTATGTCGTAGCGCGATCCGGAAACAATTTCCGCATCGACGGCGCATCCGTCGCGGCGGCGGCAACCTCGGTCGGCACCCTGACCTCGCTGACCGCGAGCGGCAATATTACGACCTCAGGACGCTTTACCTCGTCCTCTACTGCGTTTGTGCCAACGACCTCAAGCTGGACCAACGCGGCTTTCAAGGGGACGGGGGATTACGGCGGCGCGTTGGCGCTTGTTGACGGCACCGCAGGGTTCGGCGTTTGGGCGCAAAACTCTGGCGCTTCCCTGATTTTTGGGCAAGGCGCAACGAGCGGCGGTCTCACCAATCTGATGACGCTGACTTCGAGCGGTGCGCTGACGGTCAGCGGCGACCTGACGGTGGATACCTCGACGCTCAAGGTCGATAGCGCGAACAACCGCGTGGGCATCGGGACGGCGAGTCCGACTGTGCCATTGGACGTTTATAAAGACGCCTATCCCGAGATTCGCACCAGAAGCGCCTCATATACGAACACGTTTGGCATTGATACTGTTGGCGGGTTTGGCGTCTTGGGGTCGGTAACAAACAACGCGTTTGCCTTTGTTACCAACAACACCGAGCGGATGCGCCTCGACGCTTCCGGCAACCTCGGCCTCGGGGTGACGCCGAGTGCGTGGGCCAGCACGATTAACGCGTTGCAGATGGGAACGGCGTCGTTTGCCGCAAGCAAGTCCGGCAATACTGCCGCTGGTTCGATGTACGTCAATTCGTTCTTTGACGGCACGAACTTCAAGTATGTTGCCAACGACTTTGCCACGCGCTACGCCTCGTTCTCTGGTCAGCACGTTTGGTACAATGCCGCAAGCGGAACGGCTGGTAACAACATCTCGTTTACGCAGGCGATGACGCTGGATGCGAGTGGGAACTTGGGGGTGGGGGTTACCAGTCCAGCGGCGGTATTCAATGGAACTGGCGGAATTGATGTGAATGGGATGTTGGTTACTCGCGGGGCGTTGGCTGTAAATCAGACGAATGCAGGAGTACTGCAATATCTGTCTGATGTAACCACATTGCGGTCATTCGGGGCTACTGCTGGCTCTGGTATTCTCGTGTTTAGAACTGGCGGCGGCGGCGGGTCTGCCGACACCGAACGCGCACGCTTCACGGCTGGGGGGTATTTCAAGGCGTCTCCAAACGGAACATACAACAACGCAACCGGAACGTATCACGAGCTTGTTTCGACAAGTGACAATACCGGAACCCTTATTGTAAAACATACCGGAACTTCTGGCGCACAATACGGCATCACCATTACAACGGTAAATGACCAGAATGATGCGACTCGATATTTCTGGTCTGGGGAAGGTGCTGGAGTTGAGCGTGGCACGCTCCGTTCCAATGGCGGCTTAGCCAACTACAGCGCCAACAACGTCAACCTCGCGTCGGACTTCCGGCTCAAGAAGGACATCGCCCCGCTTGCCTCAACGTGGGACAAGCTCAAGGCCATCGAGGTGGTCAACTTCCGCTACAAGGACTGCAACGAGGATGACCCTGCGCTGTATGGCGTGATTGCCCAGCAGGTCCAGCCCATCGTGCCGGAACTGGTCGTGGTGACCCGTGAGGCGGTTGAGGCGAAGGACGCGGTGCTGGACGAGGACGGCAACGAGGTCACGCCAGCGGTCGAGGCCGCGCCAGAGTATTACGGCATCCGCGAACAGCCGATGTACTGGCTGGCGATTAAGGCGTTGCAAGAGGCACAGGCCCGTATCGAGGCGCTGGAAGCCCGCCTTGAGGCGCTTGAGGCGTGATAGACTGGCTGAAGGGCATCGGGCGGCAACTGCTCCGAGCCTTCGGGCTAGGTGGGCAACGCCCACCGCTCAACTGGGGACAGACCGTGTTCCCGGTCGAGGACCGCGCCAAGCTCGACGCCCTCTGGGTCGCTCAGCACGCGATTGTGACGGGCC